TATATCAATTGCAATTAAATGCAGGATATAGGTCTATTAATGAGGTTAGATTAGATGAAGGCTTAGATGAAGTTGATTGGGGGGATAAACAATCTGCAGAAGAAGCAATGGAAATGCAACAAAGATATAGTGATCCATTCGCACAAGAACAATCAAGAGATGAAGAAGAATCAAAGCCAGAGGAAAAAAAGAATGAAAAGTCTTTTGAATTAAAATTTAAATATATCAAACGTACTGGAAGTCATGGAAATTATACTTATTGGTACAGAGATCCACGGGGGAAGTTGGTAAGTGGAAAGAAACCAGGGGAAAACAATATTCTATCTAAAGAACAGGTTGAAAAATTTCCATCTTCAGACGAGGTTCTTAGTGGAAATGAAAAATATAGTAATGATTTAGATTCTCCATTTGAAGAAAAAGAAGATGTTCAAGATTTAAAAGAAAGATTAGTAAAGTTATCTAAAAAAGAGGGATATATTAATTTAAATCATGGATCAAAAGAAAAAGGAGTATTGGAAAATTATAAACGGAGAGAGGGAGATTCATTGAAGGAAATGGAAACTTATGGAAATGGATTATATCTTGCAGTAGACAAAGATTATTCAATAACAAAAGATGCACCATACAAACATAAGGTTCCAATAGATACTGAAACTTTAAAAAAATTACTTCCTATTGAAACATTTGAAGAAGCACAAATAAGGGCATTCAAATCTGTAGGAGAAGATACAGACAAAGAATCATTTAAAATGAGGGCAAGAGCATTAGGATACAATGATAAACAAATAGAGCATGCAGATGCTTGGGCAAAGAAGCATAAAGAAGAAATCACTGCTTATGATCCGAATAATTTTAGAAGTTATTTCGGAGAAACGTCTTGGGAGGAATATGACTTCCCAAGTATAATATTTGAAGTAGGATTGAAACTAAGGGGATATTCAGGAATTTTAGATATGCAAAAAAATATTACATTAATAGATCCAGATTTAAAAATGATTCACAGTTCAATACTAACTAATGGAGCAGAAAAGAAAGCACTTCAAACAGAAGAGAATCCATTAATACTAAGAGAATTTGAAACAATCAATGAAGATAGATTAGAAAAAAGTATAATTTATTTATTAAAACAAAACGAAAAGAAAATTAAAGATTTAATAGAAAAAGAAGCAGGCAAAGACACAATCAAAGAAATAAAATCCTTACCAAATTTGGTTAAAGCAATAAAAGGCTTATTAGAATTCGCAGGAATTAAAGCAATTTCTGATGCCGTAATAAAAAATAATTTCTTAAAGGGGTGGGATTCGGCAGAAAAACAATTGTCCAAGAATTTTATAGTTAATAAAGAGGCAATAGATTTTATTCAAGATTATACTTTTAATAATATCAAAGGAATGACTGAAGAAATAGCAAATGATTTAAGACAAGAATTAGAGAGGGGGATTATGGCCGGCGAAGGAATATCTAAAATAAAATCAAGGGTAAGTAAAGTTTTTGATGTTGGGGAAAATAGGGCAGAAATGATTTCAAGAACAGAATCAAATCGTGCAGAAAACCAAGGTAAGCTACAAGCATTTAAATCAAGTGGCGAAGAATATAATAAACAATGGATCTCTAAAATAGATAGTAGAACAAGTCCAATTTGTAAAAGATTGAATGGTAAGGTGGTTAAAATGGATGAAAACTTTAAAGATTCTCAATCTGGATGGGAAGGGCCTTGTCCACCATCACATGTGGATTGTAGATCTTCTATAATTTTTATTGCAAAATAATAGTTCTAATAAACATCAATATTTAAATAAATTTGAAAATTCTATAAATCATGGAACAGATAGTTAAAATGCCTAGTTTTACATTTACAGCACCCTTTAATGTGGAGGTTGTAGAGATAAAGGGCCAACAAAGGGTTTTTTTGGAAGGTATTATATCAAGCACACACATAGATTTAGTAGGAGACCTAGTTACTAAAAATTGTCTAGAATCTATGAAAACACAGATTATAGAAAAGAATCTTAAATTAGATTTAGAACATGAATCATTTAGGGGAGATTCGGAAGAAGAAACCGAATTAAACAAAACTAAGATCCCAGTAGGTCGGATGTTTGATGCAGATGTAAAAGCAATAGAGAAAAATCATTTTGGATTATTTGTAAAGTCAGAATTAAACCCCTTTAATGAAAGATTCGATAACCTTAAGGGGAATGTTGAAGGGGGTTTTCTAGATGCCTATTCAATTGCATTTATACCCTCAAAAACAATCACTAAATTTATAGAAGGTAAAGAAATAAGATTATTAGATGATGTTACATTACTAAATGTTGCCCTAACCGGAAATCCAATTAATACCCATGCATTAAATAAAGAAATTTTTATGAAATCAATTAAATCTTTAGATGATTATAAAAAAGAAAGAAAATCAAACCCTGAAATTTCTAAACAATTAGAAGTCAAATCTCATACTCACGAAAGTGATACTAAATTAAATTTAAAGGAGGTTAAAAAAATGTCTAAAGAGGATAATAAAGAAACATCTGAAAACGAGCAAGTAACAACTGAAACTGAATCTAAGCCTGAATCTGAACCTGAAGTAGAATCTAAAAAGAAAAAAGATCCTAAAAAAGAAGATGACGAAGAGGAAGATAAAAAGAAAGTTTCAAAGAAAGATGAAATTGAAGAGAAATCTGAAATTCAAAAGCTCAAAGAAGAGATAAGTGAAATTAAATCAATTCTTAATAAACCCTTGCTAAAAAGTAAAATTGGACAGCAAGATAAATCTAAGAATTTTGAAGAAGAAAAGTCTTTAAATCCTTTGGATATAATAGCTTAAAAATGGAAGGAATAGGAACAGCAATTGTGGGAGACTATGATGCTAAAGGTGCTTATGCACATTCTTTCGGAGCTTTAAAATCTGGAACTAGATATGCAGATGCTTGGAAAAATATCGATTATAGACCTAAGTTAAAAGAACTTATGTCAATAGGTATGAAAGCATTAACCTCAACTACTGGCGGACCGGGAACTGCTGGATATGCACTTGTGCCTATTTATGTAGATCCAAGAATTGTTGATACAACAAGAAAATTTACACCATTAGTTGAATTAATCCCAAGAGTAACAAATCAAGGATTGACAGCAGATTATAATATTATAACAGCTAAAGGTGGCGGTTATACTGCTGCAGAAGATGCTGCATTACCAGAAAAAAATGATACTTATGATCGAGCAAGTACTGCAATCAAGTATTTATACGCTGTAGGAAGAATAACAGGCCAAATGCAAGCTGCAATGCCTAGCTATATTCTTGAAGGTTTTCAACCAACAGGAGCAGGTTTAGGTAGTGGTAGTCCATTTAGTCCATCAGGAGTCCCAAATGCAAAACAGTTAGAAGTTATTATGAAAGCAAGGGAGATAAGAGAACTCGAAGAAAATCTTATTATAAATGGAGACGCAAGTTCAACAGCAACACAATTCTCAGGAATTGTTAAGTTACAAGGTACAGAAAATGTAGTTGATCTTGATGGTGCTGCATTAACATGGGATGATATTGAAACAGCTGTAAGATATGCTTTTGATGATGGTGGAAGACCAAAAATTTCAGTAGCATCAAGTTCAGTAGTCCAGGATATTCGAAAGATCATAATTGATACTTTTAGATACAATCCAAGTGATATGGCAGGAGAATTGCCATTCGGAGTAAGTGCATCAATTGTACTTCAAACTTTGGTTGGAGCAATACCTGTGATCCCAAGTATGTATTTATCAAACACATCTGGCGCAAAGCAGATATATTTCTTAGATACAGATTATATTGAAATGAGAGTTTTACAAGATATGACTTATGAAGATTTAGCAAAAACTAATGATTCACAAAAGTTTATGTTGAAAATATACGAGTGCCTTATCATGAGGAACACAAAGTTCAATAGTTTCATAGACGATATTCAATAATTTTTTTATTTTTTTTATTTTAAAAAAAAAGGGTATCTACGAGCCCAGGGAGTAGGCGAATAGTTCACGATAAGAACAATTAAACAATAGGAGGTATAAAAATATGACAGCATTAGGAGAAGTAGGAACAATAACAGAAATAGCACCAAACGCCGGAGTGAAGATTTTGTTAGTTACAACACCAGCAACATTTGTAGGTGGAACTGACACAATTGCCGTTGATTTAGGAGACTATGGTTGTTCAAAGGTTTATGCAGTTTTCGCAAGTTCACAGACAACAACTGGAGAAGTATTGGCAGATGCTACAGTAGCTGTAGATAGCAATACATCTGGAGTGATAGTTTTGTCAACAAGTGCAGCAGGAACCAATGTTTATGGTATAGTGATCTATGCTTATTAATTTGTCATTAAGATAAAAATGGGAAATCAAGGATTAATAAGTACCGGGGGAAATCCCGCAAGCCCACCTTATAGGAATGGCCCATATAACTGGGATCAACATGTAACTTTTACAAAAGGAGTTAATGGTGTTATGAATGGTGGAAATGTTTATTATGTGGATTCAAGCAGATCAGCAAGTGATGATGGTTCATCTTGGACAAAAGCTTATATCACAATTGCAGAAGCAGTTGCGGCAAGTTTGGCTGCAGGTGGAACTTATGATACAATTTTTGTAAAAGGTTCTGAGGAAACAGATGAAACAACAGATTACACAGAATCAGTAACAATCACAACAGCACAAACTGGATTGAGAATTATCGGTTGTGGTAATGGCCCTGAGGGAATCTTATGGACAGTTGGTACAGCAGAGGGAGTTATCTTGACAGTAAATGCAAAAGATGTCTATGTTAGTGGATTTAGATTCAGACCAAACGGAGCAACAAGTGGTGGAGCTATTGATGTAGCAGTTACCGGGATAGGATTTCATGCTGAAAATTGTATTTTTAGAAGTACAGTAGAAACAGCACTTTATGGAATTAGACTTAATAGTGTTCCAGATGCAATGATTAATGATTGTAAGTTTACAAGTTTGGCAACAGCTATACTTGGTACTGCATCGGTAAAAACAATCTATCGGGCAATGATTTTGAACAATTTGTTCGATGATAAAGTGGATGATGCAGGAATTAACATAAGTGGTAGAGCATGTTTAATTAAAGGAAACGATTTCACAAGTGATACAACTTTATTGATTGATACTTACAAAGATTCAGCAGGAGAGATGAACATTGTGACTGGAAACACTTTGATGTGTGCAAGTGCTTATGAAACAAATTGTACTGGAGCAGCATCTGATAATTGGTTAGGTAATTTCTGTAATGATACAGACAGCTCAATGGTTGATACTAGTGGTTTAACAATCGGTATTCCAACAGCATAAATTTGAAAATGGCAAAGAAAAAATCTATTAAGAAACCAAAGGAAGATTTGCATGGGTTAACACTCGAGCAATTCAAAAAATGGGAACTTGAAGAATGTAATCTGGAAGTTTTCAAAAAAGCTAATGGCATTAAGTAATTAAATTTTTATTTTTTTCTTGTTTTTTGATTTTGGAAAAAACAAGAAGTCTTAGGACTTTAAAACATCAATATTTAAATAATAGGGGGAACTAAAAATAACATGGCTAGAAAAGCATTATCCACACATACCCTTTGGGTAGAGGAAACTACAAATCTAAGTGCAGTAACTAGTGCAACAACTGGAGATAAGGTAGATACAAGATGGTATCGAAGAAAGGCAGTTTTTATTAATTGTTCTGTAAATACTGGTGCTGTAACTGTAACAATTCAGGGAAGCATTGATGGTACAAATTGGGTGGATTTAAATTCAAAAACTTATACTGCAACAACTGGAACAGATATTTATCATTATGTAAACTATTATCCTTATATGAGAACAAAAACAAGCACTCAATCAAATTCAACAGTAACCACATTTATCTCAGGGAGGTCTTAATGAAAAAAATATTTATATCTGGATTTTTAATGATTGTAATTTTTATAGTTTTAGCTGGGGCTGATATTTATCAGGAACCTTGGATTCAAAATCAATTAGGGGATCAACACAATCTTACAGATATGGGTTGGATTTCTGCAAATTATTTTAATGGAACCAATCAAATTTTAAATTGGTCAAATATCACACATCTTTATAATACTAATTTTCATGGCATTAATCTGGAAAGTAATTTAGATGGAACTGGTTTTAATATAACTGTAAGCACTTTATTTTCTACATGGATTAATGGATTTACTTCTTTAGGAAATATCTTGTTAGGGGATAATAATATTACAGGAGTTAATGAAATTTCTACAACCCTTGTGGATACTACAAATCTTGAAGCTGAGAATTTAGAATCTAATTTAGATGGTACTGGATATAATATTACTGGAGATAAATTTTACGTAGGGGACGGCACAGCAGGTTCTCCTTCAATTACATTTACAAGTGATACTGATACTGGGGCATTTTTAAATTCTGCTAATGAATTTTCATTCTCGGCTGGTGGAACTGAATTATTAAGATTAGACTACAATGAATTAGAAGTTCAACCATTAGCTACTTTAGCAGTCGGACCAATAGATTTAGAAGAAGATTCAGGAGCAATAACACTTATTAATTTACCAGTTAGTGCAACACCAAGTGATGGTGACGAAGAATCTTATACATTCGCAATAGATTCAAATAATATTTTAAAAATATATGGTGAAGCAGACGGAGCAGGAGGAAGTGATACTCATAAAGTATTTATTACAGGAG